TTGGCTACGAACAGCACTGGGTGCATTTATAAACCACAGTGAAGAGCCTAATTGTATAACAACGGAGGATGAAGTTTATCTAAAGACATCAACGGCAGTTGAGTCGTTTAATTTATCGTGGGTTTTGCTGGGAACAAGAGACAACCTTGACAGAGGCCCATCTGTTAGAGTAAGATACTTACTTCCTAACGGACCTATCTACTCTGGTGACGAGATAACATTATTCTACGGAGATAAAAAATACCATGAACTATCTTGATGACTTACTGGACATACCGGAATTTCTACGCCCTAAACCAAAGAGGGGTAGACCCAGAAAGGTTCAGCAAAGAAATGAATATCGCATTGTAGAAAACAACTGGGACGAGTGGCATGAAATAAAGCAAGAAAAATATGGCACACGATATGACCTACAACTTGGCGACGAAGCCCCACGTATAGGCAGTGGTCTTCGTATTGTGTATGTTAAGGAAGGAAGAAAGTGGGCACACATGACAAGTCACTCTGGTGATCCCACTTGTATGGAGGGTCGAGTACGCAAAAGATTTTCTCTGAAGAGATGGTTTCAGATGAAGGCATCTCACGAGAAGTATTTGGCTAGACAGCAACGAGCAAGAAATAAATTAAGGAAAAGAGCAAATGAAACTAACTCTTGATGTAGAGCATACGGTTACAGAGAAGGATGGTAAGATACACTTCGATCCCTTTGAGCCGGGAAATGATCTCGTAATGATAGGTACACTTACAGACAAAGGAGAAGAAAAGCTATTCACTATCTACCATAACTCACCACACGGTCAGCATACACAACTTGAAGGCATGAGGTCTGTATCTTTTGATGGGTCTACCGTGCAGGAATTGCTTGACAAAGCCACCATACTTATTGGTCACAACATCGTGCATGATCTTGTGTGGCTGTGGGAAAGTGGATTTAAATACGATGGTCCTGTCTTTGATACGATGCTTGCTGAGTATGTTCTACAACGTGGGCAGAAGAAGCCGCTGTCGCTAGAGGTTTGTGCAGAACGGTATAACCTAAACACTAAGAAGCGTGGTACTCTAAAGGAGTATCTATCTAAGGGTGTGTCTGTTGCAGATATACCACACGATGAGTTGAGTACGTATTTAAGTGCTGATCTTCACGCTACACAGGAGTTGTGTAACACATTGTATAAAAGGTTAAACACTGAACCGGACTCCCTGTTGATGGAACCAGTTGTTCTGTCAAATCGCGTGGCTGTTTCTCTTGCACACATATACCAGCGTGGTTTTAAGATAGACCAGCAAGCTCTAGCTAGAGTTAAGGAGGAGTTTGAGGCGGAGAAAGAAGAACTGGTTGAAGACCTTGACATACAGGTAACAAAGTTAATGGGAGATGTGCCCATTAATCTAAACTCACCAGAACAATTATCGTGGGTAATTTATTCCCGTAAACCAAAAGATAAAAGAAAATGGTCAGATGAATTTACACATGGCATGGTAAAAGCTGACTACAATAGTACAGTTAGTAGCTTATCGGATAAAATCTACAAAGCTCACGCCGTTCAGTGCTCCTCCTGTTACGGTGCTGGCAGGGTACGTAAGACTAAAAAGAATGGGGCACCATTTGCCCGTCCATCAAAGTGCTCAGTCTGTGATGGCATAGGGTATGTATTTAGACCAACAAAGGAATTGGCAGGGCTGAAGTTCTCTGCACCAAATGTTAAGTGGGTTAGCGCACATGGTTTTACTACCAGCAAGGTCAACCTTGAGATGCTGGAGCACATAGCATTGGGCAAGAATATGATTGACGCCGCTAAGTTTCTAAAGAATGTACGTAGGTTGAGTGCTCTTGACACATACCTGTCATCCTTCGTAGATGGAATAAAGTCCTTCACCAAACCTGACGGTATGTTGCACGTACAGCTAACACAACACATGACATCTACAGGTAGGTTTAGTGGGCGTAATCCCAATATGCAGAACATGCCACGTGGAGGAACCTTTCCTATCAAGCGTGTGTTTGTATCTCGTTTCGATGGAGGTAGAATACTTGAGGCTGACTTCGCACAGCTAGAGTTTAGAACAGCAGCCTTTCTGTCACAGGATGAGACAGCCATGCGAGAAGTATCAGAAGGCTTTGATGTGCATAGCTATACTGCTAAAGTTATATCAGATGCAGGACTGCCTACTACTCGACAGGAAGCAAAGGCCCATACGTTTGCACCTCTGTACGGAGCCACTGGGTACGGCAGAGGAGAGAGCGTGGCTGCTTATTACAAACACTTTGTTAACAAGTACAAGGGTATATCTCAATGGCACTCACGCCTCGCCTCTGAAGCGTTAAACACAGGTGTAGTGAAGACACCTTCGCACAGAGAGTTTTCTTTCCCCGGCATAACACGCAGGTGGAACGGCGATCCAACACACTTTACTCAGATAAAGAATTACCCAGTACAATCCTTTGCTACAGCAGATATAGTACCGTTAGCATTGCTGTACATGGAGGAGCTATTGATTGGCAAACAATCTTGTGTTGTAAACACGGTACATGATAGTATAGTTATAGATGTTCACCCAAAGGAGGAAGATTATGTCATAAAAATTATTGATAGTACTAACAAATCTTTACACGCTTTAATCCTGCAACAGTGGGGCGTAGACTTTAACGTCCCTCTTTTGCTTGAAGCAAAAATAGGAGACAATTGGCTTGACATTAAAGACCTGTCGTGATATAACTGCAAACCCTAATAAATAAGGAGAACACTCAAATGAGCTTAACAACTATTGATACAGACAACTACGCAGAGATGGCTAAAGCTATGGGTATTTCTGGAGAGGCTCCTAAGAGCAGCAAATCCAAGAGTACTCTTGCGCGGCTGAAGATTAACCATAGCCCTCTAATGGGCGTTGCGGAGGTAAACAAGAAGAAAGTTAACGTGGAAGTTGTTGAGGGAGGAACCTATAAGCTGGAGCTTCCCGATACGGATGAAGCTTACTTCTCTTCGGAAGTTCGCATTCGCCCCTACATGCAACGCTTTATGCATAAGCGTTTTGTAAAGGGTAGTGGTGACACAAAAAATGCCTTCATTAAAACGGTGATGGCTGATACACTAAACATTGATCTCAAGGATAATTCCGGTAAGTTTAATTGTGGTAAGTCTGCTGGCTACATTGAGGACTTCAAGGCATTGCCTGAAGATATGCAGAACCTCATTCGTCAGATCAAACGTGTACGTGTTGTGTTTGGTACAGTCCAGATGGTTGATCCTATAGATGCACAAGGTGAACCTGCTAGTGTGGATGAAGTTCCTTTCATCTGGGAGGTGGATAACAGGGAAGCGTTTAAGATTATCGGTGATCCTTTTAAGATGCTCTTTCAGAATAAGAGACTACCCGTTCAGCACCGCATCAGTGCAACAACTGTAGAGCGGAAGTTACCTAACGGTAATTCTTATTATGTCCCTGATGTGGAGTTGAATATGTCAGACGTAATTGGCATTGAGGAATCTGATCAATCCATGTTTGCATCCTTTCTAGATTGGATTACAAACTACAATGAGTACATTCTCTCATCGTGGAATGAATGCAACCGGCGTAACAATGAGATAAACTCTGCATGGGACTTGCCGGATGATCAAGCACTTGATATTGTTGAGGAGTTTGTAAACATTGAGAACACTACTGAGGAAACTCTTCAGTGATCAGCGCCCCTTTGTTAGAAGCTATACTAAACTACCTGACAACACGCCCTTACAGAGAGGTTAGTGGTTTCATTAAAGCTGCACAACAAGAGATCGATCAACAACAAGCAGCCCAACAGACAGAAGAGAAAGGGGAAGAATAATGCATCATCCTGCTGAACTGGCAGTGCATCAATACCTTGAGGACGCAAAAGGTAAGGGCACGAATATGTCAGAGGACACTGTAGACAAAGTGTGTGAAGACATTCGTAGCGCATTGCTCCGCCAGTTTGGTAGGGGGGCAAAGCGGGGGTCATTCAGACCTCGTATGTCTAATGTAGGAAGACCAACCTGCCAGCTATGGTACGAAAAAAATAAACCCGATACAGCTTTACCCCGACCAACTACATTTGTAATGAACATGATGATAGGGGATATTGTTGAGGCTGTGTTTAAAGGTTTACTTACAGAGGCTGGTATTAGCTATGAGGAAAATGAGACGACAGCCGTAGAGTTTGAGAGCGGTGTTACTGTGTCTGGTACAGCAGACATAAGTATAAATGGTGCTGTGGATGACATAAAGTCTGCGTCAGATTGGTCATACAAAAATAAGTTTGAGTCCTACGATAGACTGGCCGACATGGATGACTTTGGTTATGTGGCACAGTTAGCTGGCTATGCTAAAGGTTTAGGAAAAAAAGCAGGTGGTTGGTGGGTTATTAATAAAGCCAGCGGAGATTTCAAATACGTTCCTGCTACGGGTCTTGATGTCGAAGAGGAGTGTACTAAAATTAATACTTCCTTAGAGACTCTTGAACAGAACGTGTTTGAAAGATGCTTTGAAGCAGAGACTGAGTTTTTTAGGAGTAAGCCAACAGGCAATAAAATTCTAACTAAGACGTGTAGTTTCTGCGACTACAGAAAAGACTGCTGGCCTTCCTTGCAGAAGCAGCCAATGATAAAATCACAGGCCATCAACCCTAAGATGGTGGACTACGTATACATAGCAGAAGAGGAGGCAGCATAAGTGGACGCACGGCAATTTATAGCTGCGCGTAAGCACGGGTATAGGTCCGGTTTGGAATACAAAGTTTCCCAATACCTCGACAATCTTTATATAAAATACAAGTACGAGAGTATGAAAATTGAGTGGGAAGACTTAGCTTACCGGACCTACACTCCCGACTTTATGCTACCTAATAATATTATTATTGAAACTAAGGGTATGTTTACTACCGCTGATAGACGCAAGCATTTATGTATTAAGAGGCAGCATCCAGAACTTGATATTCGTTTTGTGTTTGAAAATAGCAGACGTAAGCTTAGTAAAG